CTGGACAAGTGGTCCCTGTCAGCGAATGGCTCATCGCCGCGTTTAAGGAAACACTTGAGCAAGGCACCCTCACCAGAGACGTTAGAACGTCTTAGACGGGACGACACAATCCAACCTTTAACCTGAGGTTGATGCGTGTCGGGACTGGTCCTCTCGACATCATAGCCGAGAAAACTAGTCTTGCCAAGCACTGGTGAATCTGCTGTCGTGTACGAGTAACGGCCCCCTAAAAGAGGACCGAGCTCTGCGTCCAGCAGACGAGCTGTACTCCACAGGCCCGCTTCGTAAAAGCGGTTCCGGAGAGAAACAGCGGCAATCACCTTGTCCACGTCCCTCCGTGTGGCAGGTAGTCCATTGCGAACCCTGACGATGGATACATCACGGCCGTTGTAGAACTCCTTACCACAAGACTCTCGGAACTTTCCTGTTCCGAAGGACTTGCTCAGATTTACCTTGAGGCCAAAAGCCTCAAGGAGCTGAGTCACGGAGTACATGCTATCCGTGGGGATAATAAAATCATCCCCATAGACGCGCACCCTACCAGAAAGGGATATTATCTCCTTTCTGGTCAACCGGTGTCTGTGCTCTCTCTCTATTGCCATACAGATGATGGTCAGGAAGACCATCGCCTCAAATGGAAAGCAGAGAGCAGAACCCATACTCGCGAACTTGGCCAGGCGAATAACGCCATAGCCAGGTACATCAGCCTTCCGGCTTCGCGTGGCATCTACCGCCTCAGAGAGGTGAGGAAAATGCTTAAGCATCTGCCGTACATGCTGATTGGAGACACGATCGGAAGCCTCTGACAAGTCTATGGTGGCTAACCTGCCTGTCATGGACCCTTCTCTAGCCAAAACCTGGTTAGGGCCTTGGTGAGTGAACCCGATCATACCGCGAACAAGAGGATCTCGTTCGAGGTTCTGTACCAATCTCTCCATCACAGCCTGCTGCATATACTGCATACAGGTTGGCTCGATGGCGATGATACGTGGTGTCTTCAGCGTCTTAGGGACGAGTATGACCTTAACGGGCCTCTCGTCACCAGGTTCGAGGAATTGCGTGGAATCGAGGAGGTAATTAAACCTCCACGACGGCATCGCGTTATCCCCATATGGGAACACGCGTTCTAGCCTCTCGGTCCATTCGCGCTGGTCGAACTTACGGTTTCCAGTAAGTCCGTCAGCCGTAGAACCGGGACCATGTTTGGGGGTAAGTGCCCCTTCGTAGACTGCCAAGTCTACGTCGGCGAAGACGTCCCCAAACAACCTGAGTGCCATCTTGCCAAACTCCTGTAGAAGTTCAGCAGGAAGGTTACGATCACTCTGGCGCACTTCCTTCTCACACTCGACATACTTGCGCAAGGCACTCTCCTCCCGAGCTTTAGAGCACGGTAGAGAGATCTTGCCGAACATCAGCGTAAGCTGACGTACGGCGTAGATGGAATCCTCGCATGGGAAGTCGAGCAGACAACCGGTATCGCGATCGAACACACGGTCAAGGAAACCTCCGAGAAATCGGGGGAGACCGCGCCACCTGGAAAAACCAGGAAAGGCGTCGTGACCTACTTTCCCATCGGCTAGGCTTTTTTCGAAGCTTTTGCCGAAGTCGGGTAAGGATATCGTCAGGAACGACATCCCTTCGTGTTCGGACCGGTCCGAGACGGTTTTGAAATCTCGGATGGTGCTCACATGGCATAATGTGCCGAGTTCAATCGACACACCGTACCAGAGCTCTTTCAGGCTTTTCACGGCTTCCTCCTTAGAGGTTTGCCGGTCCTGCCCGTGAGAGCCGATACTCAGAGAGGATTTCCTGAGCTCCCATCACGGACGCAACGACGAGGAGGACAGACAGAGACAAACTAATGGCGACCAAAATCGTCAGAAGAATGAATCTGAACACCTTCACGCCCAATTGCGCCCGCGGGGGAACGTTAGTTCTCCCCACCGAGCAGCTTTGTGATCTGCGCTCCACTCGATGCAGCGAGCCAGACGGCGAAACCGTCCCAGAGCAATTTCTGCTCTGCTACGGTGAACCCCTGGTTGTCAGGCACGTCAAAAGTGAGACGGGCCTGCATCGTGAATTCCTTGTTGTTCGCAGAGATCAGAGGGTCGGCAGCAATCTTCCGCTGCCGCAACGCGATCGAATGACGACCACGCTTCCCATAGACATGCTGAATGTCAAGGGTGAAGTTACCATCGTTGGTCTGGAACTTACCAGAACCAACACCGGAGCCCGTACGCGCAAGCGTCTGGGCAACGGAGTTGATGGTGATCGTAGCTGGATCGGCGTATGCCACGGGAGGAGCTCCTTCATTTGATCTGAGTGAGAAACCACGCAGGGTGCGTGGTCCTGGACTCGAGAGAGGCTACATTGCCTCTCTCTTCCCTCGGGTTAGCCCGAGGGCGGCAAGAATCGCCAACTGTCTCGCAGAGAGCGAAATGTCGTCGATCCCGAATCCATAGGGATTAGCACGAACTCGCTGCTTGTACTCTGACCCTATACTACGGGCCACAGTACCAGAATGCGAGCCCACCGAATCAGTAAAGGAGTAACTTCCTCGGTGGTACTCCGTCACACGCATGTGGCGCATGGCGTAGCCGTACTGCATCACCAAACCGTCGGAACCAAGCTGAGAGATGTTATGAACGACATCTCCAACATTGGTGAACCAATCGACGGCCCAGGACCAGGGCGATAACTCCCAGAGGACCTCCGGAGTGATCCGGGTTCCGAACAGGTAGTTAGAAAGGCTCTCCAATCTACGCAGCTCCCCAAGAAAGGAGTCAGCGACAGGCACGTGATATCTAAACGCGCCGGAGAACCAGTAACGCAGCTCGGTTTCTTTCGTCACCGTGCTATTGGGGCAGAAAATATCCCCGTGCGTCCTACCTGTTCCTACGAAGTACGTAGTTTCGAGAGTGACCGGAGCTGGTGTGTACCGGCGCCTGATCTTACGATCAGAATCCCTCACGTACTGCTCTACGAGCTGTCGTGAATTCCTCACGGAATTGAAGAACGACATAACGTCGTTCACCAGGGGGAGCCACCCGAACTCAACGTTCAGGTACTCATTCCCGGAACGCCTAGCGAGATCGACTTGATCTCGCATAGACTCACCCGGAAGGCGCGGTAACCCGTCTCTCTTTAACTCGCCAATGGCAGTTGCGAGAGACGAATTAGGGTTAGTGGGAAGGACTTGCGCAATGGCCGACGTCCCGAACGTATTAAGGTCCGGGATTAACCCCTGCAAAGCAGGGGACTGGCCGTACGCATAGGCATTCATGCCTACCATACCAATCGTGCCTCGAATGAGGCCCGCTTTGATTTTGGAGACCTCCGGAATATCCACCCATGTCCTATGAAGGGTCATGGGTCCACCAACGTCTCCCTCTGATCCTCGAGGCGGGGGCCAGGTACCGGAATGACAGACCGACAAAATCGATTCTGTCTTCTTTCCCTGTTCCGTCTTTTTGGTCCAGAGGTTGGACAGTCCGTTGGGACGGGTCTCGTAAGAGACACCGTACCCGCTAGCAAATGTCCGAGTCTTGTACTCGGGCAGAAACAAAACGGACTCCTCCACTTCCTGATGGATATCGCAACAACCAGTTGCGATAGTGGCTTCACGGCACTGTGTGAGTACCGCGTGCGGGTCCTGAGAAGGGCCC